GGCTTTGCTCCACCGTTTATCGCGCATAGCACGGTAGCCCGCTACCGTAAAGCGGAACAGCACGAAGTGCTCCCCGCCCTTGCCCCATTCAAAAGGCTCGCCGAGCTGCGTGGCGCCGACGCCGCGCATCCAGCCGTGCGCTTCGGTGTGCGTTGCGAGGCTGCGCGCTTCCATCGTTCGAGCCCCCTCGGCGATACGCTTTTCGATGTGGGTGGTCATCAGGTAGCGGGTCACCGCCGGGATGACGCGAGTTGTTTCCTCGGTGCCAAGCCCCCAGACGCTGTAGCAGCTCACCGTCATCGGGCTGGTGCCGAACAGGAACACCGGCTGCTCGCCCTTGTAGGCGATGAAGGCGTCGCCGCTATGGATCAGCCACCAGGCCATCTCGATCGTGGTGGCGTGGTCGGGCAGCTGGCAGAACGCTTCGGCATAGTCGATCGGGCGCAGGTTCGCGGTGATGAAGCTGGCGTCGCGGAAGACGGCGGGCTTGATGGTGACGGTCATTTCTTGACCGCCAGCCAGAAACCGACCAGTGCGAGGAGCACCCCAGCGACGCAGATCAGCCCGTAGAACACCAAGACAAGGTCGAGACTGTTAAAGGTCAAAACCGCCTCGCTTGCCCTTTGGGCCGCGCGGGCTTCTTCCACCACTGACGCCTGCCGCCATCGCCATACGCCTCGCGCTTCCGCCACCCATCGGCGTAGCCGTTACGCCTGCCTTTCTGCAGCCCCTTCATCTTGCCCCACAGGTAGGCCAAGGTGATAGACACAAACCAAAGCGCTAGTTCCAGCATCAGCGGTAGGCTCCCAGTGGGTCGTCGAAGGGTAGGGCGTCGCCCTGCGCGGCGTGCAGCTGCTCAGGGGTGATGCCGTGCACGATGCGCTGCACGATGTCGGGGCGCAGCTGCAGGCGCTGGGCGATGGCCTGGTCGCGGTAGAGCCACGCCATGATCACGGCGTCGGCCTCGTCGGTCGAGGCGCCGTTGAGGCGCTTGCGGATATCGTCCTTGCTCTCGATCACCAGCTTCTTGTCGCGGATCATGAAATGCGGGGTGGTGAGCTGAGTGAACAGCCGGGTGCTGAGCGGCAGCGCGATCTCAAACCCCGACTTGGGGTCGAGCGCCTCGCGGAACATCCACCACATCTCGGAGCGGATGTTCAGGCACTTCCACAGCATGTTGTTGACCCATGCCGTCGAGCCGGCGCCGGCGTTGCACATCTCGACATCGATCTTGTTGTCGTCCTGCAGCTTGTCGCGCGCCGAGCCGCCCCAGCCGCCAGCGCCGTCGAGCACGATCATCGAGCCGTCGCGCCGGGTGGTGAGCAGCATGGCCGCCACTTCCTTGCCGGTCGGCGTCATGCGCCCGGGCTGCGTCACCAGGTCCTCGTAGCTGTCATCGCTGAGCAGGCTGGCGAGCACCGTGGTGTCAGCACCGCCCTGCGCCACGTCGCCGGCGAGTACCAGCTGCCGGGCGCGCTTCAGTGCGCCGGACGCCTGCCGGGCGCGCCAGCGCTCCTGCGCCTTAAGCACCCACAGCGTCGGGATCACCTGCATCGGGTGATCTTCGCCCTTCACGGTGAACGAGCCATTGAGCAGCAGGGACTTCAGCGGCTCAGGCGTGCCGCTCAGCTGCTGGGCGTAGCCGGTATCTTTGAGGAAGGCGTTGTCCTGCAGCAGCGCCTTGATGAAGGTGCGCGACTTGGCCTGCGCGTAGCGGCCGGTCTCGACGTCCTTCTTCGTGAAGTCGGGCACTTCCTCGCCGGTCGCCGGGTCATAGACGCCGGGGCCGTCGACCCAGATGGTGACCAGCCGGTCGCCGTCCTGACGCATGAAGCACCAGCGGATTTCGCCTGACTGGGCGGGGTTCGGGTAGGTCTCCTCGAGCCACGGGGCGAACCATTCCTTGAGCCAGGCACCGGTGCCGGTGTCGACGATCTTGCCGTCCTTGTACTCGGGGATGGGCGGGTTGGTGGCGAACACCACGCGCTTGCGCTGACCGGTGACGGTCGAGCGCAGCCACTGGATGACGAACGAGACCTTGAACTCGTCGAGCTGGGCGGCCTCGTCGAAGCCATAGAAGTCGTGGTCGTTGCCCTGGTGCGACTTCTCGGAGCCCGGCTCGCCGAGGTGGGCGAGCTCAATAAAGCGATTGTCGTTGGTCTTCAGCTTGTGGGTCGTGGCGTTCTGCTTGACCACACGGCCGACCAGCAGCTGCGTGGTCAGGCGGTCCCAAATCTTGCTCAGGTCGGTGCTCTGGCGCCGGAAGATGATGCTTCGCAGGTGCTGCGTCGTGGCCAGCCCGAGCAGCACGTCGGTCTTGCCGCCGCCCACCGCGCCGCCGTAGAGCGTCTCGTCGGCCTTGGTGAAATAGCACTCGGTCTGCGGCCCGGGCTGGGGGTTCCAAGGGCGGCCGAACTGCTTCGCGCCGATCTTCTTGAGGGCGGCGAACTTGTCGGGTGGCATGGCCTTGAGAAAGGCTTCCATCTCCTCGACGGTGGTGGGGAAGGCGGTCACTTGAACACCAGTCGCTGCTTCTTGGTCTGTCGATTGGTCTCGACCCGCACAGCACGAGCAACAGGCTCACCGCGGCGCATGGCGGCGGGCGCGGGGCGCCACGTGAGGCGTCCGCTGCCGTAGTCTCGCTTCTCGTAGCTGCGCCCGATCTTCACGCTGCCACGTCTCCGAAGGGCGAGGCCGGCGGCTCGACATGCTCGGCAACGAGCGTGCGGATGTCAGCGAGCAGCTGTCGCTGCTTGGCTGGCCCATAGCCGCCACTGGCAGCGATGAACAGGTCGAGGCCGTTGCGCTGCGGGTCCTGCTTGTCGAGCTCGTTGAGGCGGCGTGCGGCCTGCTTGACGGTGAGGGGGCTCATTGCAGTTCCTTGGGGCGCGGGTGCGTCCGCTCGCCTGGCAGGATGACGTAGATCGCCGCGTAGGTGGCGACGACAGGGCCGAGGGTCTCGTCTATGTCGTGCGCGTTGCGATGGTCGGTTAGCACGACGCCATAGCGCTGCTCGATGCGCTCCCAGTAGCCGGCCAGACGCTCGCGCCATGCGTCGGTCAGGCCGTGCGTGAAGGGCGCCCGCCACACCTTGCTGAGCAGCAGGCCGGGCTTCCAGTGCGCGGGAACCTGCTCGAACGGGCCGTGGCCGAGGTCTTTGCGCCGCGCATCGGCTGAAGTGTCAGCAGCCTGCACGTCACACCACGAGGCTGAGGGCGACTAGGATGCCGCCGATCACCATGGCGATCGAGCCCGGCAGGCCGCCGTTGGGGAAGCCGCGGTAGCCGTGGCCTGCCATGTAGACGGCGAGGCCGGCGATTGCGATGGTGCTCATTTGCGGGGTGTTCCTTCTGCTTGGGCGAGGACGGAAGCGGCGAGGCTGCGCACGTCAGCAGCGAACGCCTCTGCACGCTCACTCGCCGGGTCGAACGGATAAACATACTCCAGCGCGCTCACGTCGAAGTCTAGGTACTTGGCGGCAAGCGACGCCAGCTCGGGCGACGAGACCTTGCCCATCGCCCTATCCGCTGTCTCGTTCAGGCGTCGAGGACCGTCAGCAATCTGCGCGGCCAGACCGTCGAAGCGTTCGAGCAGCCCCAGGCCCTCGCGGTTCTCGCGCGGTGCCTCAGAGCTCTCCGGGGTCAAGGTCGTCGCCCCGTTCCCAGTCATCAGGCGCCTCACCGCCTTCTCCTTCAGTGCCTGCTGAAACTCTCGTGTGTAGCGCGCCATCGTCGCTCTCCTCTGCGTTGGCGGTTGCCTCGAGCAGCACGCCCGCGCTGCCGGGATCATACTGCGCTTCGTTGAACAGCGCCAGCGCAGCGAGGGCCGCCCCACGGGCGTCTCGCACCTCGCCGACGTCGTCGGTAACTGGCACGACGATCTCGGTCTCTTTGCGGTCGCGCCACTCGTTGGGGCGGCGGTTCTTGAGCCAGAAGATTTGCGCGGTGGTGTTGCCGGTCTTGGCCTGGTGCAGCAGCGACAGCTCGACCTGATCGTCCTGAATTTCCTTGGCACTTTTTACGGCCTGACGCAATTGCGGGTAGGCGGCGTACCAACGGTACAGCGTGCGAACCTCGACGCCCATTGCCTCGGCGATCTGCACATCGGTCATGCCCTGCCGGGCGTAGTCGCAGGCTTCGGGCAGATAGGCTTCATCGTACGTGCTCTCGCGGCCCCGGGTGCGCTTGGTTTTCGGCACCGGTACTGGTGCGACGTAGTCCTCGCCGCGGGTGCGTGTTTGTTTCGTGCTCATGCTCATCAAATACCGCTGTTCCGTTCGGGTTGCAATCTTACGCCGCGTCGATCCTCGCCAGGATTTCCTCAGGCGTCTCGGTGACCGGGTAGAAGCACGGCTCGCCATCCTCGCCAGTGACGAGCAGGTTCACCGAGGTGTGCTCAACCTCGATCAGCCCGCGCGGTCGCAGGCGCACCACCGAGCCGATCGCTCTCGGGTTCACGTAAACGAAGCCGTCGGCGCTCCACGTCGCGTCGAAAGCCAGGGTCAATTTCAGCATCTCAGTTCTCCTTCGTGCGCAACCGCGCGGTTGAATGCGGGGCGGGGTCAGTGACTACCCCCCTACTCTCCAATAAAAGTTTTTTTCTTATCTAATTTTCTTTTTCTCCTTCTTTAACCCTAAACGGTGACC